TGCCGGCACGGATAATTACAAACTTCACGCCTGCCGACACAGCCGCCGTAAAATCAAACTGCTCCTGCGCCCTGCTTATATCAATGCCCTTTGTTCTCACTGTCGTCCTCCCCACTTTTACTTTTTATCTGCCTTAATACATTCTTTATTTTCTGTGGCACCGGCAGTCCCAGTGCCGATGCGTTTTCGACAATGCTGATTCCCTCGTTAGCAATATAGAAAAGCATTACCGCCGTCATAGCGACAGGCGCACCGCCAAGCACATAGGTGTCTGCGATATGACCTACCGACAGGAACACAAGTATCAGCAGCTTTTTTGCTATCCCCTTGAAGCCTACCGCACTTGACAGCTTCTTCTCCGCAATCGCCACAAGCACACCGCTCACATAGTCCAGGATCATAAAAGCGATAAGCGCACGGAACAAGCCGTTTACCTCGCCGTACATAAATCCCAGCACCGCCCCGACAGCACCTGCTATGCTGTCAATAATTATCTGTATCCTGCTCATATTTCCCCCTCCTTTGCTTTCACTTTTTTACTTTTTGGTCATCCCCTGATTTAACCACCAGAAGCTCTGGGAATGAGGAGGCGTAGCTCCGCCGCCTGTTGCGGTTCTTCTTATAAGTTCATCATCGGGCATACCCATTTTCTTAAACGTTGACGGCCTAATCTCCGGATGTATATCATACAACAGCTCAAGATACGTTGTGCCCTTTGTGTCACCGGGTATCTCCATCTGCTCCACCCAGTCAAAGAAGCCCTCCTTATCACCGTAAAGCTGATAAAGTGCCTCGATATATTCCTCATCCGTATAGATTTTATCCCCGTACTTGCTGATAAAATCATAAGCGTCACTCGGCGAAAATTTCGTACTGCCGGTTTCCTCATTCTCCACAGCGTCTTTCAGCGAGTTGTTCAGTTTTATCTGATAATTGCGGTCGTTGTCATACACCTTCTGAGCATAATCCCTGTCATTTTCATATACCCTGCGGTTATAATCCCTGTCGTTCTCGTAATTATCCCGTTCAAACTGCGCCTGCAAATTACGCTGTGCCAGAGCGTCCTTACTTTTATTATATTCAAAATTTCTGTTTGTGTTATAATCGTCAACGCTGTCACGGTATCTTCCGTAGTCCGACTTCTCAAGCCCTATAAGAGTATTGAGCCGCTTATACGCACTTTCCTCATCATCCTTATAACGTTCATACGCCCTCTGTTCAAGTTCGGGAATCTTATCGCTGAGTTTTGACATATAGCTGTTATATGCCTGCTGACCTGCCGTAACCGCATAGCTGTTGCCGTATCCGCCCGTAAGCGATGCCGCATTCCCCATCGTGTCACGCATAGCTGTTCTGCCCGATTTTTCATAGCTGTTCTTATACTGTGAGAACAGCTTGTCCTTATCTGCGTCATAACTGAAATTCTTCTTTGCCATAACCTTTGTAAGATTGTTTTTCAGTGCGTCGCCGTATCTGCTCTTATATACCGGAGCACTGTCCTTATCCTTGTTTTTCTGTTTTTCGCTCATATAACCTCCTCGTAAATTTCCGTATTATCCGCCTCGTTCATCTTTGCCTCAAACTCATTCATCTCCTCATCAAACCTCGCAATATCCTCCGCCGTTATCCTGTCACGGCTGTAATGATTGCCAAGCTGCATAGCCGCCCAAGCCCTGTCAAAACTGCCGCTTTTAACGCCGTTCACAGCAACCTCGACTATCCATCTGCCAAAATCCAACATTATACCTCACCTCCCGATACTGCCATAGCCTCAAGCGCCGCAACTCTTGCCTCAAGGCTTGCGATACGCTCCGTATTCTCTTCGACCGCAGGCGACCAGTCCGTAGCCTTAGTGCCTTTTTCGAGCTTGATGTTGCAAACCTCAATCATGCCGTTTTTATCAAGCGCAAGAGCCACGCATTCGAGCTTTGCTATGTCGCTGTCGTTTATCGTCCACGTCTTTTCGTAGTAGAGCCACTTGTCTTTAACAGTATCGACCCCCACCGTCAGCGACAAGGCATACAGCTTTTTATCATCTGCCGAGCGAAATCGTGCCATTACATACCCGCTTGCGTCAAGCCCGACATCGCTTCTGACCTTTATCCACGCCGACAGAGTGTAGCTTGTGCCGACGTTGAAATCTGTCATTGCGTGCTGTTTGCTCGTGCCAAAATATCGTGCGGTGCCGGAATATCCGGTTCTGGATATTGCAAGGCTATTTCCTGATATTCCGTCGTCAACCGTTATTATAGTGTTACCGCTCCAGCCGTTTTTGATGTTTCCCGTGCTGTCATACAGCAGATTTCTTCCACCTATCTGTATACTGTCAACCGCTGACTTTGTGGCGTATGTTTCCGACACTGTTGTCCGAAAGCCAGACAGGTCGCTTTCAAGAGCGGAAGTGCGAGTGCCGATACTGCCTATGCTTGCAGTCAGCTCCGTGAATTTTGCATTTATCGTCTGCTTCGTACCGTCTATGACAACCTTACTTGTATTAAGATAGGTGCTGTTGTCGGCATTGATACCGTCAATAACGCTCGATATATCCAGCTTACTGCCGCTGATATGTGCATCATCAGCTACCATATCATTTTTGATAATGCCGCTCTTTATGCCGTCTTCGTGCAAGCCATCGTAAGAGGTGAACATTATCTTTCCGTCTGCATCGGTAACGTAAATGCCATAGTCGGATTTACCATCCTCGCCTATCTGGACACGCACGGTATTGTTTACATCCTTTATCTGTATTGTGTTTCCGACTATCTGCAATTTTCCGCTGCTTGATTTTATCGTAAAATCATCGGTTTCGATAGTCTTTGACCGGAAGTTTGCGGCTGTAAGGTCCTTTATCAGCGCAGTCGCTATTTCCGCATTTTCGGCAGTCAGCTTTATAGATGTCAGTTCACCCGTGCCGGCTTTGCCCGACAGCAGAACATCTATGTTTGCAACATCGGATTTCAGCATTTTAAGCGTTGCCGTATCGGCTACAAGCGTATCTATATCCGCTTTCTTTGCATACAGCTGTTCAACATCTGCTTTCTTAGCCGTCAGATTGTCAATCGTGGCTATCTGTGCGGAAAGCTCGGTAATATCAGCCTTTGCGGCATAGACGTTTTCGAGGTTTGCAATCTGTGCATTAAGCTCTGCAATATCCGCTTTTTCGAGTAATGCTTGTTTTACGCTGATTATATCTGCGGTTATTCGTTCCGCCTGCTTCTGCGCAGGCGACTTATAGCTTTCGCCGCTGTCCGCAGACTGTTCTTCAGCCGGTGCTTCTATTGTCATAGACAGGCCGCCGTTATACGTCACAGAAATATTTGCGGCAGGAATTTTCACAGTTTCTCCACCGTAGGTTATGCTCACCATATCCCACGCATCTATCAGCATATTGCCAAGCCTTAACGGGATTTCACCCGTGCGGTATTTAAATCCGTTTAATGACTTCTGCACCGTGTTCAGCTGATTTTGAGTCATAAACAGGCAGTCGTATGTTATCGCAGTGCCTGTGCCGGCTGTAAAATCTCCGCACACCACACGTCCGACTGTACTATCGTCGGTAGCAACTGTGGGTGTGTCATAGCAGTTTTCGGACAATTGCACCGTAGTGTCAAACCACTTGAACGCTATCTTGCCGGTACGGTCACAAACGGCGAATTTGCCGTACAGCCCTGCGATATATCCGATTATTTCACGGCAGGTATAGCCCTCCGGCTTGTCCTTTATCGTTACCGCCGTAAGCCCCGAAGTATTAAAGGCAACGCCGCACTTTGTCGCTATCTCAGACAGCATTTTCAGCGTTGTGGACGGATACGACAGGCGAGAAAAATAGCCTTTTTCCGTCTTTGCCATGTTATCCTCAAGCGTTACCGACAACCGTTCTCCGCTTTTCTCGATTTTCTTTACCGTAAGCACTCCCTGCGGTGCGTATTCGCCGTTCACGCCAAAATACAACGTGCAAGCGCTTCCCTTTCTGACCGTCGCAGGAAGTGCCGACAGCTCGACTTTTGCGTTTGCTATGACAGTTCCGCCCGGCACTATGCTCTCACTGCACGATCCGCCCGAATAGCTTACGCTGAACAGATCGTTCACCGTTACATTATTACCGAAATCCAGCTTGCAGCAGTAGACAGGCTCAGCACCATTAACGGCTGACAGAAAATCATCCGAAACATTTGTATACAAGCTATCACCTACCTTTCTATCAGATTTATTGACACGCTCTTGTAATAATAGCCGCTTCCTGCATACAGCTTGCCTGTGGCGGTGAGATCTGTACTGTATGCGGTTATCTCCTTATATTCGCCGTCATAGTCGAATTTTACGGCAAAATAATCGGGTTTGTTCTCAAACAGATTACGCAGGCTCTTCACCTGCGCTTCTGTGAGAAAAGACCATTTAAGCTCTATTTTGTATTTCCAGCAAAGTATGCTTCCGACGGTTGTTCCTGCGGCATTTCTGCCTGTGTTCGGTTCCCACGTCTTGCATCGTGTGGCATTATAGCCGTCAATATCGGGCGGCGGGAGTAGAACACCCTTAACCCATATCAGATTTTTAGCCAAGCGCATTTACCCCCGTTCTGTATGTATTCTCCTTGTTCAGACGTACTATCAACCGGTAAAGCGTTTTACCGTCAACCTCACCCTTAGCGATAAGATTAAGACCTTTCAGAAACTCCAGTATCTCACGAAGCAGAAGTACGACTTCCGTCATATCTCCGCCTTCGCCGATTATGTCCTTGAGCTTTGACAGAGGCGCAATTACCTCCGGGTCTGTTCCGGCATTACGGTTATCACCGACCATTGCAAGCGTAGGCGCATACGCAAGACCGCCCTTTGCAAGTTTAGGTATCAGCGGAGGATTTTCAGGCATTGAGAAATGCCAGTCCTGACCGAACAAATCGCCTATTGCGCCTGCCACACCGCCGATAGCGTCAACTATACCCTTAACTGCGTTGTAAATGCCTGTCCAGAGCATATTAATACCGTCGATTATCAGATTGATAACTCCTTTGATCACGCCCCAGATTGTGTTCCAGATACCGCTGAAAAAGTCGCATATTCCCTGCCAAGCCTTATTCCAGTCCCCTGAAAATACACCTGTTATAAAGTCTATCAGTCCGCCGAAGGTCTTAATAATACCACCGATTATATCGCCGATAGCGGTAAATACCGTGTCAAAAACGCCTTTGACCGCCGCCAGTACATTTTTAATCGTGGGTCCCAACGTTTTCACGAACCAATCGACAAACGGCTTTAGAAAATTCCATACTGCTTTTACGCAATCCACGATTTTTGCGACAACGGCAACGACCTTTACATAGACAGGCTTTATTGCTTTGTCCCACAGGGATTTTATAAGGTCACATACACACTGTATAACGGGCTGTATCCACTCTTTATAGACCGTCAGCACTGTATCACCGACTGAAGTTATAAGCGACTGAATAGCTTCCATCATCGGTTCGCCGTACTGCGACCATAGCTTTGCCGAGGTTATCCACAAATCGCTCCATACGCCCTGCAAGGTTGTCAGTATCGGCATAACACCGGTTACAAAAACCTCGTCGAATATTGTCTTGACGGTTTCAAAGAGTGTCGTCATAACCTCTGCGGTCGCCGTCCACTGATCTGTCAGCAACGGTAACACGGTTGTTATCATTGTGTTCAGCGAAGGGAAAATAACGTTATCCCACAGTTGACCGAACACAAGATTAAACGTATCTCCAAGCCCCGAAGCTATCGTTCCGATTGACTTAAACGCTGTCTGAAGCGCCGGAGTCAGATTATTTGTAAAATAGTTCTTGAACGGCTCGGCAAGAGTTGCCATATCACTCCAGGCCTTGCTCATATTATCCTTGAAGCCCTCTATAACGGGTGCGAATTTTTTGCCTATCTCCGCAAATATCGGAGCAAAATTTGTATCGAAATACTTTTTGACGTTTGCAAACTGCTTTTTCAGCAGAGCAAACCCCTTTTTAATCTGCTCACGGATCTTATTTCCGATACCCTCGGCTGTCTTATCGCCCTCGCTGTCAAGTGCAGAGAGATCAGAGGAGGAACTGTCGCTCTCGTCCTTTGAAGCAACATTCATCTCATCAAAACTTGCAAGGAAACGGCTGTTTTCCTTAGCCTTTTTTCCGACAGCTTCGACCTTTTTTGCCGCTTCAAGCGACTTTTTATACGTTGTGCCGAACAGCCCCGAAATAAAGCTCGCTATAGCTTTTGTTGCTGTGGCAAGTCCGGATGCCAATGTATTAAGCGCCGGCATGATAGCGTTTACTATAGGCGTAAACGCAACCTGAAGATTGCCTTTTATTTGCTTTACACTGTTGCCGAACTCCTCGTTTGCACCGATAGCGTCCGACATTACCGACTTTATGCCACGAAACGCCGCATAAAGCCCTGCCATGAGAAATGTAGACTTAAGTGCGGATTTGACACTTTTACCAAGTCCGCCTATTGTCTTGCCGAATCCACCGGCAGAAGTTTTTGCTTTGCCGAGCGATTTTTCAGCAGAAGCACCTACTTTTTTGACCGACTTTTCAAGGTTATCAACAGGTTTTTCTGCTCTTTTGAAATGGCTTGCAAAAGAGGAAGCCAGTTTTTTCACAGGAGCAATGACCGAGTTATTTACCGCCGTGCCTACCGTTTTCAACGTGTTTTTCACCTTTGAAACAGGCTGTATTATCTTGCTTGCCGCCTTATCGGCCGTTTCCAGCACCTGCTCAATCTTTTTACACCCCGAATCCAGTACGGCGGTAGTTTTTTCTACCGCACTCTGCACTTTTTCGTTTGATGCAGCAGCCTCTGTTACCGCTGTTTTAACCTGCAGCATTTTGTCTATCAGCATCGCTATGACAGGTAACGATTGCAGATTTATGTTGTTTGTGCTTTCAGGTATCTTGTTTACCGCTTCGGCAGCCTGCCGTGCGGCTTCAGCCAGCTTTTTGGCTTCTGCATCCGCTTGCATTGCCTTATCTATCTTGGCTTTAGTAGCTTCGGACTGCTGCTGCAGTTTCAGCATACTTGTTTCAACAGCGTTTATTTTTTCTATTACGGCATTGCCCTTTTCGCCTGCCATGTCTTTATCAGACATTGCCGCCATTTCTCTGTTAAGCTGTTTCCACTTTTCTTGTGCAAGCTCTATTTTTTCGTTAGTCAGCTCAAGACTTTTGTTCAGACGGTCGATAGGTTCGGAAGGAATTTCAAAACTGCCGACATCAATTTCGGGGAGCTCCTCTTTTTCTTTGGACTTCTTCTTATCGCTTTTCGGTTGATAGTTGTTCACGAAATCCATAGCTTCTTTGCTATAACCGGGTCCGAACTCATACTTGTTATTTATCGCTTTGCCAAGGCTTTCTGCTTCCTTTTCCGCTTCCTTTACAGGCTCAACAAGCGCCTTTTCCAGCGTTTCGGAAGCCTTTTCGGCACTTTCGGATATAGAACTTTCAAGCGTCTTTCCTACCTCTTCGGCGGGCTTTTCGACCTTCTGCACAGCCTTTTCAACGCTCTGCGTCACGGTCTTTTCTACAGCCTTGCCGACTTCCTCAACAGGCTTTACAGCCTTATCGGCGGCTTTTGCCACACTGTCGGTAAGTGCCTTTTCGGCGGTTTCACCGACATTATCCCACTGCGACTGTATGCTTTTCTGCAAAGCCGAAAGCTGTTTGTCAAGCTCTGCGTCTATTATCAGCGACAGGCTGATAGTGCCTACTGACGCACCGTTTCCGTCAGCCATTTACTCACCTCCCCCGAATGCCCTTTTTATCATCATTTCAAGAGCCGTTAAATCGCTCTGTATCTGTTTTGGAGTTTTCTCCGCAAGCTGTTTCTTCGCTCTGAATGCCGCCCACTCACGCCGTATGCGATTTTCATACGGCGAAAAGTGTTTGAGCATCTCCTTGTTATCCTCGCTTCGTATCCGCACTGTCTGACCGAGCGGAGTATCATTCATAATGCCGGATACAAGGCTCAGCCAGTCAGAATAGTGCAAATCGTCCTGCTCGGACGGCAGTATGTGATACTGTTTTGCTATCGACTGCCGTATCAGCTCACGGTCATACTCGACATCGTACCAGACTTCATTACTCGTGAAATCGCTCGGTATCTTCCTGTCCCGTCATGGCGGATATTACTATCTCGGACAGCTTCTGATATGCCGCCCACGGCATATTCATTTCGCTTATCTCCTTAGCGGCGGCAGGCTCGAACGCCAGCTTGAACATCTCGTCAATCTTTTCAATGTCCTTCTTTTCGCCGTTATTGTAAAGCGCCATTACCTTCTTGACCGTCTTTTCACGATCGTCTACCTTGTAGACCTTTTCTCCGATGCGTATTTCTGGAACGCCTGCGAGTAACTTTTCATCAAGTGTGTACATCTTAGCCATTGTATTTATCTCCTTTACTGTGCGTCTGTAAATGTGGGCTTGCCGTCCGACATAATATCAAATGCAAGAGGTGCGACCGCTGTGGAGTCGCCCGATTCCCACTCCGTCACGTTTATAACGCACGGTATTGTCAGCGTTGCGCCGCTGGGGAACGTCCACACTACAGTTGTGTGGCTGTCTGCGCCTGTCTTAAGTGCAAGTCCGGCAACATAATCGTTGCCTGCGTCACCGATGTTTCTCTTGCCGGATACGCTGACGGTCAGCGCCTTACCTGTCACAAGTCTTCTTGTCCAGCCTTCCTGGTCAAAGGGCTTCCATTCTTCAACGTTGCCGTCGATAGATACCGAAAAGCTCTCCATATCGGCAATAGTTACAAGATTCTCGGCTGTCGCACCTGTTCCGCCTGTCTTGTCAATCTTGAACTGATTTTCATATACGGGATATACTCCTGTTTTGTTAGCCATTGTTAATTACTCCTTTCGTAATAAACCGTCACATCAATAACGTACTCGCAGATACTTCTTTCATCTCTGCCTGCGTTATGCGCCTCACTGCAACTCAAAAAGCCGACCGTGTGCCCCCCGGCAGTATAGCCGTGTACATCGGTCAGCTTATCAAGTATTTCGTTTGCCGCACTCTCGGCTGTTGTCGGATTGTCCGTCCAGTGTATCAGTACGCTGATGTGCTTTTCAAGTGTTTTCGTGCAAGGCTTACCGCCTATGCTGATTTTCTTAGGATAGGTGTTTTTTGACGCATACACGCCGATACACTTATCCTTATTTGCGTCTATACAGCCTGCGTATACATTCTCTATGCCGAGAACATCTGCAAGCATATCGGCTGTTTCAAGTAACGTCATACGCCTGTTCTCCTCTTGAAATCATATATAAACGCATCACGGGCAAGGTCTTTCTTTTCCCCGCTTACATAAGGTTCAAACCACCCTGCCCCTGCGTTTGCGTTCTTGCCCTGCTGGAAGTGATATTCAGGGTGATAATACAGCCGCCTTGCCTGAGGAGAACCGGTGACTATAGTTGCTCCATTCTGAGTTGTTGCAACGAAAGTCTGATTATTCTGCATATCGCCCGTGTCAAACGGCATTGTCTGTGAGCTTACAAGGTCTGTATGTACCTGTTCCATTGCTACCTCAGCGCTTTTTAACGCCGCCGCTTCCAGATTTGCTATAGCAGCTTTATCGAGCTTTACGTTCACTTTTATCACTATATCAGCTCCAGTCTTGTGTAATTTACCGTCCCGTCGGGGTTTTTAGCCTTTTCCGAGCCGTATATCTTGTACTCTCTGCCGCCTATCTTCACAGCTCCGTCAACTATCGGGCTGTCCGGGGCAATATCACCGCAGAAAAGAGCCTCGCCAGACAGCGTTATAAGCTGTTTTTCTGCGGATAATTTCTGCCGTGCTTTTTCCGAATGAAAGCACTTACCCTCAAATATGACCGTCTGTTTCTTTGAGCCGTCACGGTTAAGTCCGTCTGTACGATACACGGTACAAGGCGTTGTACAAACCCTTTCGGGTACAAGTTTCGGATATTTCATTATAACCCCCTGTAGCAAAGGCCCGTCTGCAACAGCGTGTTATAAACCTGCCGTGTTGTAGTGACACCGCAGTAATTTATAACCTTCGAGCTGTCAAAGGACATTGACACACCGCTGATACTATAGGAACTGAGCGGACTGTCAAGCAGCTCGGCGTTATCAAAAACAAATGCTGTCTGCTGTGACAGCGCCAGCCTTACCTTATCCTGCTGAAACGCTGTCAGATTGTCGAATCCTATAGCTGTTATGCGGTTGAAGGTCAGTGTGTCGATGTCGCTCTCCGCCCTGTTTTCAAGAGCGTTGTACTGCTGTTCGGTTATCGTACTGTCGTGGCATAAGGTCTGAAATTCCGCAAAAGTGAGGTACATTAAGCCTCACCCTTTTTTGTCTTTGCCGCCCTTACCTGAGCAAGCTCATCACGGAGCTTTGCTATCTCCGCCTGAGCCTTTTCATATTCGGCATACGGCACGGTAGCCTGCGGAGAATGCTCCACAGCCCCGTTATCGCCGATTATGTCATACCCCTGTGCAAGATATGACTTCTTCTCGGCTTCCGTGATAGTATACTGCTTGTTTGCCTTTACTGCTACCATAGTTACCTCCTTAGTATGTTACGACTATAGCCTTTGCGTTGCCGGGAGCGGTATTGAATGTTATCACGCCCGATGACTTTTCATAGCTGTAGTCTGTTGTCGCTGTGCCGTCCACAGTTACGCCGATGAGCTTTTCGGGCTTGTCGGTCACTGTGAATGCAGTTGTCGAGCCGTTACCTGCAAATGTCTGCGTCAGAGCAGATACATTCATGATACAGCCGTCAACAAACAGGTGATCTATCGCAAATGTACCGTTGTACTTGCGGTTCTGGTACAGATAATTGTCTGCCGTTCTGCTGTCAGAGCCGGGAGCAAACAGATGTATATATGCGTACTTATCTCTTGACACCTGACATTCGGGGTCAATGAGGATGTAGTTTATCTGCTTTGCGCCGACACCGGACTTACAGCCGTCCGTGAAATCGTACACGGTCTTGAAACGAGCTGAGGGAACTGTAACGATATTGCCTATATCGTCAACGGAATGAATACGTCTGTCGATACCGCCGCCGCTCTTGATGTCGAGCGTTCTCTGAATACCCTCTGCGTTCTTGAGTATCGTCTTATAGTCTGCGGTGACATAGAGTATCATTCTGTCAAGCGGCACGCCCTTATCTTCAAGTGTTTTGAGGTTCTCGTCAAAGTCCTTGAGAACATTCTCAATCGTGAGCTTGTCGTGCTTTATCGTTGCACCCACTCTTACAGCCTCTGCATACAGCTTTGAGAATGTATAGCTGTCGTGTTCGGGGATTGCCTGCGTCCTGTCGAAACGGCTCTGAATGTTTGCCAGTGAGACAACGGTATCGGTTTCGTCAAAGTCCATAGGATCTACTACGAACTCGATAGAACGGTCGTGATCGAGCGTCTTTGTTTCGTAGTTGTTCTCATATGTACCCTGAGGGAAGCCGAGCGATGCTCTTGTGTGGTCCTTATAGCCGGATACCGACAGAGTGGGTATCTTGATTGTTTTTCCGCCTCTGAGCTGAATATCGGAATTTGAGTGATAGAGAGCGTCGGCCTTTGATTCCTGACCGTAAAGCTCTCTGAGCTGATTGGTATACTGTTCAGCATAGTTGATTGTGTTTGACATTTTTACACCTTACCTTTCTTACTTCTTTTTCTTGATACCGAATGCGTTATCAAGTCTGCTGTTGTCGGGCTTTTCTTCCTTGTCGGAACTGCCTGCTCCGACCTTGAAGCCGCCCTGCTTCTTGCTGTCGCCCACGTCAGCCTTCATATCGGGATATTTCTTGACTACCGCCGACAGTGCCGAGTTGATGTCCTCGCTTTTGCCGGACTTGACGTAGCTTTCGGCAATAGCCACAGCATCGTCCATACAATCGGACTTTACACCGAGCGACATTGCGGCTATCTGTGTTTTCAGCCTTAAAATCTCCTCGTCCTTTGCATCAGGAACGGCGGGTGCAGGCTCAGATTCGGGCTTATCCGCCTTTTCTTCGGGCTTATCGTCCTTCTTGTCCTCTGCCTTGCTCTCATCGGGCTTCTCTGCCGTGCCGTTATCGTCCGTCTGCTTGTTTTCGGCGGGCTTTTCTTCGGGCTTTGGCTCGTCCTTCTGCTCCGCTGCGGGAACGGGCTTCTTCTCCTCTTCGGGAGTTTTCTTTTCGGGTTCCATTGCTTTTCCTCGCTTTCTTTGATTTTGGGTATAAAAATACCGCCCTTTTTAAGAGCGGTAAAATTATTAAGTTTGGTTCTGATTTGCACCGAACTTCACAAAAACAGCCGTTTTTTGTGAAGTTCGTGTTCAAATTTGGGTGTTATTTTGAAAAAATGCAGTAAATTATAATCAAGTGCAATTGATTGCACACGGGATATAACAAAACCGCTCACTGCTGTGGGCGGTTTTATGAGTTCATTTTTTCTTCCCAGTCTTTTCGGGTTTCTTCATCCCAGTCATCTTCCATAGTTTCTTGAGCTTTTCTTACATCCTCCCATATTTTTTCAATTAGCTCTTTAGAAATTTTTACTTTAGGTTTATCTTTCATGTTATCACCTCTAATGTTATTTCGTTATTACAAATTTCTAAAATTCGATATTTCAAATTTTTATCAAACAACAATTCACGTTGCTTTGGATATTCACTAAGCAGTTCAATATAAGCACCCTTACTACCCTTAGGAGTTAAAAACGTAATAAAATAATCGCCTTTTAGTACACCTGATATTGAAACCGATGTGCTGATAAATTGCTTAGGCTCATATATATCGCCAACTTTCATTCCTTCCACAGGATTGTAATTGACAGATCGGTAACAGATAATGTCATGCTTTAACTCAAACTTCGCTATCGCACCTGATATAACATCGGAATAATATTTCAAAGTGTCATCTTCGGGAATATCCCCACGAAGCATTGAATTAAGCCTTGCATAGAACTTATCGTCTTTGGGATCTCCGCTGTTCTTCGTGTACTTCTTGATTGCTCTGATTTCTTCGGAGGACAGACGGTCAATCCATTCATTTGAGTCCTCACGCAGTACAGGAACAACAGTATCTGCCGGCAACGGCTCGAAATCTGTTTCCTCTTCTATTATATCACTTTCATCCAAATTGTCAACAGTATCGTCTGTAAAATTCTGTACGTCTTCTTCGCTGTCTGTCACTGTTTCAATAGGCTGTTTTACAGTTTCCTGTACGTTTTCTGTCGTTTCAGCAGTTTCATCGGCTTCATCAGACACAACCGCAGTCGGCGTATCGTCTGTTTCTTCGTTGCTCTGAACAGGCTTTATAGGCTCAGGCTGTACAAAATTCATAGCGTTTTCGTTATTTTCCGACTTAGAAACGTTATTTTCCGGCTCGGAAATGTTATTATCCGGCTGAGGAATATTAGGTTCTTTATCTGTCGGAACAGGATTTTTGCTTTCGGTATCGGTAGCTTTAACAGGCGCTTCTTCCGTTCTTCTCGGAGCTGTCTGCTTCGGCTCACCCTTACCGCTGTAGATCTTCTCTCTTGAATAATCTCTGCGAAGAACATCGTCGTGCTCTTTGATAAACTCTCTGAGCTTGCCTTGTTCCTCTCGGAGCTTACGCTTATACTCCTTGACCTTCTTCTCATCCTGCGTGCCTTCTGCCTTGCGTTTGAGCGCTCTTATCTTGCGCTCCATAGCCCGTTGCTTTTCTTCGAGCTCTCGCTGTTCCCGTATCTTCTCGGCAGGAATCGGCTGAGGTATCTTTGTAAGCCCCTCTATGTACTGTCCCATAGTATGACGGCAGTTAGGATGGAACAGCCCGCCTCGGATTGCCACAGACAACAACATAAACCACTTGTCGCAGTAGTTTGACTTGCCGAAGTCGCCGCTTCTCTCGCCGTTCCATATCGTGAATACATCATCAATGTAAACCTTGCCCTGATACGGCTCGCAGGTTTCTGAACAGCCTCCGTACTGCGATATAAGCACAGTGTCATATCCAAGCTCCGCAAAGCGCTTAGCCGCACCCTGCAATGTTGCCCTTGTGGACGTTGTGCGCAGTGCCATACGCACATAATCGGCAATATTAACTCGCCTGCCGTCTGCGTATACAATGCAGTTTATGCCTTTGTCGAGAAAGTCCCTTGTTGCAAGGTCGATTGCTTCATTAAGCGTAATTGAGCCTGTGCCCATCATAAGCTGTACCTTGTTCAGCGTTGTGCGGTAAACATCGTCCATATTACGCACAGCGGCAGTAAGGGCGGTCTTTTCAAGCGTTGTCACGTCTTCCATCAGCTTATCCATCTTCGGCTTGTTGACCCCGAAAAAGTGATCATCGGGTATAGCTGTCGGCGCTTCGGGCGGCTGAGGCTGTGCCGGAACATCGGGAACATCGGGAACATTGACGCCGCTTTCCGAAACATCAATGACCGACTGCTCCGCTGTATGCTCCCCCTCATGGAACTGATCCGTCATAAGCTGTCGGGTTTCATCGTCAATAACATCTACATATTCGTCCGCTATCTGAGCGTTCTCCTTGCGGAAATTGTCAATGTTATTGAGCTTTTCGGCCTGCCACGCTGACCATTCAAAGCCTTCTTTTTCTTCTTCGGCTTTGTGCCGTGAAAGATTGCGTTTCAGCGAAGCAATGAGCCTTAGCTCTATCTCCTCGAATATCCTTGCAATATCTCTGAAACTAAGCAAGCTCATCACCTACCGCAGATGTCGCACCATCGGCCAGCCCCTTTTCCTGCATTATACGCTTGACTTCACCGGCTTTCCATTTGTCTTCTTTTGATGATCCCCACAGCTCTTCGACCTGCGTTTCGACCGACATAATGCCGTAGGTGCTTGCCTTGCCGACCGTTTCGACACGGCTGTCAAAGTCGGGTGCTCCGTACTCACCAAAATCAACGCTTACCTCATATTCTTCGGGGGCTTTGCCCTGCATATTGTCGTATGTTTTTAATACAGCCGACACAAGCTCAGGCAGAGCCTTTTCAAGCGCTGTCGTTATTGTGTTCCGGGTGTTGCCCGTAACGTCCTTCTTCTCTCGCTGAGCGTCCGCACTTGACATCTTGCCGACATCAATACCGAGTGTCGCAGGCGATACAAGTCCTTGCAGGCACATCAGCAGGCAGTTTGTATACGATGATACAAATGCGTCATACTTGATGTCGGGCTGGACGACCTGTATCTGAGAAGAGCGCTCGTCACCAAGAGATGAGGCTATCTCTATAAACTCATTGCCGAAACTGTTTACTCGTTGTAAGGCCCCGTTTTCAGGACTTCGAGGAATTTTATCGGAAGGAATATACTTTGTAACTCTGCCGGCTCTTATGGCGTCCCACCACTGCGAAATAACCTCGTCCAGAGCGTCGAAGCAGTCGGATTTACCGCCGTCGAATATGCTCTTACCCCTGTTCGGATATTTTTTTGATGCGTAAAATTTCAGCGGTACAGCCATTATGTAATCGCCATCGAATATCGTTCTTGTTTCAATGCCTGAAAGGCAAGGAACGCTGTCAAGGCGTACCTCATGACCGCTGTTATCATAAAGTCTGCTTTCAATGTACCCCTTTCCATAACATTCCTCAAGATGGTACAATCTATCGCCTTCCTTATGCTCAGAACGGAAAACAACCTCTTTAAGTACGCCTCTTATATAGCGATATTCAACCTTATCTGCACTCCAAAATTCAACTATAGGAACGTCAGAAACAGAATTTTCGGTCATATCGACTGAAATCTTAAATGCCCCATCGCCGCTTACTAAAGTGTCTACTACAGCTTTTCCAACAAGTTCGTTAAAATCAACGGCTTTTGATACGCTCTCAAAGATCGAGTTTTCTTTTTCACCGGTTACTTTGATTTTATCCATATCCGAATACACGATATACGCCAAAGTATCGGCAATTATCGCAGGCAAGCCGCTGTGTATTTTTCGTATATTATTCTTGTTTGGAACACTCGCCCAAAAACTACCGCTTCCGTCACCTATCTGGTGGAAAAACTGTCTAAGTTCCGTTGCGTCACCTCTGTACCAGAGCTGAGAACGAAGCACTTCAATCTCTCTCGGCAAAAGCTCCTGCAGCACAACAGATTGATTTACGGCAGGAACTATATTAAGCCAATTCTGTATCATGCTTTTAAACCTTTCTCCTATCTTCACGTCATCCTCCTAATTTATACATAGTTTCGGCAACACCGGTTGTTGCGTCAGGCGCATCGTCGTGTGCGTTTTTGCCTTCACGCTGATATTTAATCATAGCCGCATAATACTCGGGAAACTTATCTCTCCAATTTACCGGGAAAATAACATGATTTTGTACCCATGAAGAGTTTGAAATTATACGTGCCTTCTTGTTTTTCGACTGATGAAACCACTGAAAAATAGTTGTATAATTACCAAGCTCATCGGCTGATATGCGTCTGACGTTCCGTGCAAATCCCGAACCGCCGTTATTTGATTCTATAAGAGCATTATTTACAGCAAATTCTTTATGTCGCCTTGCTGTTTCTTTCTCTGTGATCTCCATATTTGCTTTAGAAAAATAAACATCAAGCACATACGCTTCACGCATATACACGCCCCAGATAATGCTACACAAGAAGTCATCTCCTTCGTCCGCAGTATCTGTATAACTGTAAATACCTTCAAACAAACTGTTCCCATTGCTGTCTTTCGGCAACTCTGTATAGGTCTTGAACGAATCATACAGTCTGCCTTTTAAATCAATCGGCTCTTGCTGATAGTTAGCACTTGCAATATCAACTCCCATCGCTTTTGTCTTCGCCAGATATGAACCATAGGATAATATTTCAGGGCAGAGCATAGTGTGCTTTTCTTTATCAATAAGCGCTTTCATTGTAATGTGCCTTACGTTTACACCTTGTTGAGTATAATGCGTAATGGCTCTGCCTGCGAGATCGTCGGAAGCCCAGCGTGTCATAATTATTATTATTTTACCGTTCTCTTCCAAACGAGACAGCATCGTGTTTGTAAACCACTCCCAGTGCTTCTCTTTTATGCTCTCATTGTTAGCTTCTTCTGCATTTTTGATTAGATCGTCAATAATCATAAGCGAACAGCCGAAACCGGTCGCTGTACCTGTCGGAGAAGTAGCAAGATAATTATTATATCCGCCCTCTAAACTCCACAGGTTCATTGCGCCGTCTCCTCGTTTGATCTTAGTATCCGGGAAAACATCAGAATACACCGGAATATTCACATCTGCTTTTTCGGCGGATATGCAGTTTCTGACATTCTTTGAAAACATAGTTGACAGTGTTTCATTGTACGAGCCCGTCATAATCTTCTGGTTTTTATCCCTGCCGAGAACCCACTCAACAAAGCAACCAGCTGTTCTTGACTTTCCGTGACGAGGCGGCAAATTTACTATCATAACCGGTTCATCTGAGTTCATAAACTCCTGAAAGCCATTACAGAGTTCTACTAAAAATGATCTATCAGACTTATAGAAATCCGGTGCTTTTAATTGGCAATAAAAAAAGAACTCACGCTTAGCAAGTTCTATTTTAGCACCAAGTTTTGCAAGATCTTTACTAATCATCAGTTATCAACTTCTTCAGCTCTTCTGTTGATAATTTTGAAAACGGGTTATTGACATCGGCATTTATATTTCCTTGAACTTTTGTCACATACTCCCCCGTCATCTTATTCAACGTATCAATAGCTCTGATACGGTCCGACAGCTCGTTCTGTTTATCCTTAGCTATATCGGATAACAAAGCTTGCCGTTCGCAGGCGGTCATTATGCGTGCAGTCTGGGCGTCTTCGGTGAGCTGTTTTATGTATTCCGTAATTGTAGTATTTTGTAGTAATTTTGAAGCATTAGTATTTGCATACTTTTTGCTGTATCCTGCCTGTATTGCACTCTGGGCGGCGTTACCGCACTGAGCGTAATATTCGGCGAATTTCTTCTGTCTTTCGGTCACGGTAACACCGTCCTTTCTTTTGGGTATAAGAATACCCGACACCGTTGTGCCGGGCTTCAGGAGGAAAACTTATTGTTGTAGTTTTCCCATTCTAATTTTAGCACACTTGATTTCGGACATCAATAGGACAACGGCGGACATTTGCGGACATTAACGGACATCAGCGGACAATTCTTTGAAATATCTGTCTAATGCCTTGCGTAATGATTCTCCGCTCGTTTCATCACACATACCTGCAACCTCGTCCCATGTAAACGTCTTAGATCCACAGCCTATGCAATACAACTTCAGCGCCTTGTGAAATCTTCTGACCGGTATTGCGTCTATAAAAGCGCATATCTTCTCGTTTTCGGCTTCTATGCGGCTTTTTTCATTAAGAAGCGATACAGTACCAAGCCCGTGTATATAACCTTCGTCTTTTTTTGTCACAAGTTGATATGCCGGCGGTCCCGCTGAACCCTGAGTACTTATCAGCACTTTTTTCTTGCCGAGTTGCCTGTCTATACATTCAAGCAGCTCACAATTCGCACGGTATTTTTCTAAATCTGATAATGTCATTCCGTTTCCTCCTCTTTCTGCACTGCCTCATCGCAAAATTCTTTCGCCGGGCAGTCTTTGCAATCTTCTGCTAT